TTGTCTCCAAAATAGCGTTGGAGATAAAGGAAGTCGAAACCTCCTTTCTTCGCAGCAGCACTTGGGCCAACGAGGTTGTCGTCGCCGTAGATGCACAGTTGGATTCCAGTCATGAAATCCGAAACTGTCGCTTGCGGGAAGAGGGCTTTGAAGGACGAACCGATGAGAATGATAGCAATGAGGGAATTGAAAAGTGAAGTTCCAAACATCCCAGAGCTCATTCCCATGTAACGCTGCCAAACAGCCCTGCCGTAGATTTCAAGGCAGGAGAAGTTCGAAAGAATCCACTGGCGGCGGCCAGGATCAACGTTACCGTACCAATGATCGACTACGTCGGAGGCAAGGCCAGCAAGGTAGACCATAAGGGAACGGTCGTACCCGGAGAAGTCAATGTCGATGACTTCGTCCTTATCGAGATGGGAGATGAATTCCTGAAAGGTATCATGGAATTCTCGAGAATGCACATTCAGTCCAATTTTGATCGGACTCGTCATGTGGATCTCGGTGACGTGTTCAGCGAACTCTCCAACGTATTTGCGGCCGAGCAAGAAGTGCTCAAGGCTGTCGACTTGGAAGGTGCGGATCTTGCCGATTGCGATTTTCGCCTTCGACAAGAGTTCGTCTTTCGGTTGTGGCAGGTAGACCGGCGGGTAGAATTCGCCGTCTTCGTAGGCTTTCTCGATAGCGCGGTAGGCTTTTTCGAGAGCAGGTGACATGACGCGGTCGCCATTGGGCTGGATTTTAATGAGGTTGGAACGTTTTTGGTTCTTCCAACCAAATCCAGTGGCGGTGTTGAGGTCGACTTGAAGGATGTCCTGCATGGTCATAGCACGCTTTGAGCGGCTAGATTTTTGGTCCATGTAGGCTTTCGCAACGCGCACTCCAAAATCAAGGTTCTTACGCAAGAACCTCTTTCGCGGCTGTCCATAGCCAGATTCAATAGCTAGGACAGCTTTCTTATGTTTTGGCGAGATCGCAACACGACAAGGATACTCAGGCAGAGCATCCCGGAAGACAGTTGGTTCAAGCTTTGAGTCAGGCGCGGAGCCATAGACGTCAGAGCAAACTCCCACAGGAAGGAAGTTTCCAACAGGCATGTCTTCAGGTTTGGGCATCAGAGGGACGCCCATTTGCGCAACCAACGGAAG